TTTTTGGTTGACTGAGAATGTGACGCTTACTGCGGCAACCGGCCCAGGAGGACGTTTTCAGGGTACGATAGATTTGGGTGCTTACGTCGACGTCGGCGACCAGCAGAGTATAGCCATCGAGCAAGTAGACTGGATCTGGCAAGCCGGATCGGACTTCGGCAACGAGTTCATCGGTATGGTTGCCAGCAACGGTTCTCTAGGTGCACAACTCACCGACTTGAATCCGGGCACCGCCTTTGTTAGAGGGGATGACAACAGCCTCGTTGCCTCTGGTGCTCTTAACATTGATTTCGCCAATAACATCGGCTCCAGTGCAGCAGACTTCTATCCTGATTCGTTTGGGAAGCTCGATGAGTCGAGACTGACGGTGAATGATTCTCTCTACGTTGTAGGTGGAAATGATGCAACTGCTATCGGTGCCGCTGACGTTTACCTAACATGCAGAATCAAGTGCAGAATAGTCAAACTTTCCACCAAAGACTGGATGGCGATTGCGATCCAGAGTACGGCCAGTGACAATTGAGGTGGGCTGATGCCCAACTACTGTCCGAATTGTGGGGAATCCCTAGCCTCGTCGAGCACGAAGAAGGGCGATGTCCGGAAGACAGCCAGGAGAGCGTACGAGAAACCCAAGGTCAAGCGTAAGGCGAGTGCGTACAACAAGCGGTATGCGAAGGAATACAGACGATTGAAGAAGAAGCATCCACGGACATCGTTCGCTAGACTGGCGAAGATGGCCCACAAGGCAGCGAGGAGGAAGAAGTAATGGCCAAAGAGAAAGCGCCTAAAGAAAGATTGCTCCGGAAGTTAATCCCTCCATGTATTGTGGATGTATCTGGATCAAATTACACAGTTGCAGGAGGAGGAGGGTGGAAACTTCTTCAAACAACTAGTGCGACTGGGAGTCCTAACTTTTGGGCTATATGGAGAGGGTACTTCGATTTGTCAGGAATAGTAGAACAACAGGAAACACTTTTCACAGTAGGGCCTATCTTCCAGGAGGCAACTGACTGGGATTTCGTGACTTCAAACTCTATAGGTGCCATTCAGACGTGGGATATGATTACTCAGGAATACCTAATCGACTCAACATTCGATGGTGCTCTAGGGGGTTCTGGAATGTGGATTCCCCCAGGCATGATGTCAACATCAGATCCGGGACTAGGCCCCAATACTGGCGCTCCTTACGATCTACAAGACGTCCATTATGGGAACGCTAGAACATTTCAATACGGACCCGTCACCAGTTTGGGTGTGTCTCCTTTTCATCCACTCATGTCTCGTACAACAGCATGGGGAACGGGTAGCGCCACGGCTGGGGAGAAACTGTATATTACCAGAGCAATCTACATTTCAGGAGCCCTCGCTGCAGAACCACTAAACGAACTTAATAGCCCACCTACAGCAGTGGTGATACCCTGCCTCATTCTCAAAGAACCCGACCTCCACTACATCGAGCGCCTTCGGAGATCGTACGTCGTTCAACCCACGGTGGATTGAATGGTTGTCTCCATACTGACCCCCGTCAAGTGGGGGATTCAATGGGCTTGGGATCATCCTTGGCATCTTCTGGCCGGCCACATCATATTGAAGAGTCCAGCGTTGCGAGGATTATTTATTGACCATTTGATTTTACTTCGCCGGGGTGCCATTGCTGGGGCTGCGGGCAGTGGGGTCAGTATATTCAATCGGCTTATTGTACCGGCTTATGCGGCTGCACGTCCTGTAGCGATAAGGGTGGTAACCAGGATCGGAGTGGGGGCCGCAATAGCAGGACCACCGGTAGCAGTTGCTGCGGGTGTGGGCATCACCGCAGCTGTGATTGCGGGAGTGCACACCGCTGCGCTCCAGAAGGTGGAACTGGTCGGACCCAAAGCTCGGACAGTCGACATTCCCTTTTGGTATGGATTAGGAAAAGTCCAAATCAATCCATACATGATTGGTTGGGGCACGGTAGTCTAGGACTTTCGTGTGTATTCGTTCAGGGATTGCTGCTCCTTGGGTACGCGTACCGTATTTCCGCACTCTGGGCAATACCAGGTGCGCCGCTCCAGGCTGAAGATCATCTTCGTGTTGCATTCCTTCCAACACCACCCCGTCCCATCAGAAAAACTAGCTCGGATTTGATTTCGACAGATCGTCATTCAATCATCCACCCTATCGTGGCGCTCTGCACACTCAGATGAACAAACATCGCCCTCCACAGCCTCAGGAGCCATTATCGGTTCATCGCAAACAATGCACTTGACTACGTACGTGCGTAGGCTCATTCAATCAGCCTCCAAGGATCTAATGAGGGCATCTATCTCCGCTCCGAACTTCGCTCTAACTCTTTTCGTAGCCGCCCAGTCGTCGATGATGAGCTCTAACGCCTGGCTATTGTTGTCTCCCGTGTTCCTAGCTGCATGCTGGTCGATCTGTACGCTAGCCCAGAGGGGTATTCTGAACGAACGAGTCAGATACGGCCCTTTCTTGTCCCTACTTCGATACGATTTCGACATATCTCTGGCCAATCGAATCTCCCTTATAATCATATCATCAATAGTATGCAGGGGGTGCTAAATTAAGTAGTGTATGGCCTCCTTGCGCTAACGCTATGGTGCTGCGTAGGCCCTTAGCAGCAGGGTTGGGCTAGGCTGGTTTTAGTAGAGGATAGGGCGCAGAATGGACCCAAGGGCCCATTTCCGCCCGAAAATGAATTCATATCTATAGATTAAATACCGAATGGCAGTACGCGTACACGATGGCAACGAGCAAGACCGGTAGTTTTTGGTTGACTGAGAATGTGACGCTTACTGCGGCAACCGGCCCAGGAGGACGTTTTCAGGGTACGATAGATTTGGGTGCTTACGTCGACGTCGGCGACCAGCAGAGTATAGCCATCGAGCAAGTAGACTGGATCTGGCAAGC